ACCATCCGCATTGGGTTGCCCCAGCATGAAATTGGGCTGGTAACGACGACACCGATGAAAACCACGGGCGTAAGTGTCACCCGCACTACCGAGGCGATGAACGTCACGGGGACTAATTTCTCCGACTGGTACAACCCGGTCGAGGGCACGGTCGTCGTGGACTTCAAGGGCCAGAACACCACCAACACGATTGTCTATGCGATCAACAACGGTGCTACTAACCTGATGCGCCTGAGTTGCTCCACGACGAATATCCCTGCCATTGACATCGTCTCCAGTGTTACACAGGCCAACATCACCATTGTCCTGCCGGGGAAGAATCCCACGACCCGGATGATCGACGCGGCAGGGTATAAGCAGAACGACATCAACCACGCTCTGAACGGCATCCTCGGACTCAAGGACACCGTATGTGACATCCCGGTAGTAAACTCCATGTCCATCGGGTGCGACCAGAACCTCGCGGGTGGCTTGCAGGGCTCCATCAAGAGCATCAAGTACCTCGCCCGCCGTGTGTCCGATGAGCAACTGTTGGAGTTGACCGGCGACCGTAATCTCTGGGTCGGCGCTGTCCTCGTAGCAGACAAACCCGCCATCCGTATCGTAGCAGTTTGATCCACCCACCCAAGGAATCACATGGAAACTCTGGATTTCGCAATGAACTTCGAGGCATCGGAGCAGTCCGAGGCCGACAAGAAGTTGCTCGTCATTTTCTACAAGGACGTGATCAAGAATGAACTCAAGTCGACCGAAGCCGGCCGACCGGTGTTCGACGAGATCGACTTGGTCAAGATCATCACGCCCGGCTCCCGCGATTCCTTCGTGGGCGACGCCACCCCGGACTACCAGCAGCGCTTCCCCGTGCAGTGGGCGAAGTACAAGGCCGGCAAGTCGCAGGAGATGTCGGGCACGCCCCTGACCATGCTGCCTTGGCTGGGCATCGGCCAAGTCGCCGAGTTCAATGCCGTGGGCTGTTTCACGGTGGAGCAACTCGTGGGCATGTCCGACTCCAACGCCCACAAGTTCATGGGCTATCAGGCCATCAAGGAAAGGGCACGTTCGTTTCTTGCAGCGGCAACCGAGGCGGCACCGCTGATGAAGATGGAGGCCAAGCTGAAGGAGCGCGACGACAAGATCAGTCAGATGGCCGAGACCATCGCCGCCATGCAGGCCGAGATGGCAGCGACCAAGGCGCAGGAGCGTCGCAAATGAGCCCGGAAGGCAAGAGCCTCGTCTTCATGATGGCGACGGCGGCCAAGCAGATTCACACGACGAACATGGAGGTCGTGCAAATCCTGCCCATGGTCGTCGACGGCATCCGCTTCTCCGGGCAACGCCTGCAGAAGCTGGAGGGCGGCAAGGCGGAGGACAAGGAACTCGGCCTGCTGTACTACCTCGCCGAGTTTCCCTATCACGCCTCGCTGACGCCCACGGTGCTGAACCTCCTGTGGGAAACGTGCCAGACGCTGCTGGACCGGAAGGAATGAAATGTCCGCGACCTACTGGACCGCCATCGACCTGCTCAAGCAAGTCGCCGGGGAACTCGGGTTGCCCCGGCCGACGACTGTCGTCGGGCTGGAGGACGTCCAGTCGATCCAGTTGCTGTCGCTGCTGAACTCGTCGGGCAACGAGCTTCAACTCTACTACCCGTGGGAGCAGTTCAACAAGGAGTGGGCATTCCCCACCGTTGCCGGACAGGACGCCTACTCCCTGCCTGCGGATTGGAACTACTTCAAGGACCAGACCCAGTGGGACCGCACGAACCACTGGCCGCTGCTTGGGCCGAAGTCGGCGCAGGAGTGGGCGTGGCTCAAGGGCTCGCTGGTGGCTGCTCTGCCGAGGCAACGCTTCCGTGTGAGTGGCGACAAATTCCTGATCTGGCCCGCCCCCGGGACGCCCAGCTACAACTTTGCGATGGAGTACATCAGCAAGAACTGGGTGGTTACCAGCCCGAATACCCCGACGGACATGGTCACGCTGGACGCCGACATCGTCCTCTACAACCCGTGGCTGATGATCAAGTACACCAAGATGAAGTTCTACGAGTTGAAGGGCTTCCAGACCAACGCGGTGCAGTCGGACTTCCTGCGGGTGTTCAACTCGTTGACCGGTAAGGACACCGGAGCCCCCATCCTGTCGTTGTCGCCACGGCACACGAGCGAGTACCTCGGCCCGTGGAGCGTCCCCGACGGTAGCTGGAACGTGACGTCATGATGTTCAGCCAGCCCTCCCCCGCGTCGAACGATGTCGCAAGCGTGCCGGCCCCCATTGGGGGCCTCAACGCAAAGGACTCCATCGTCGCCATGCCGGAGACGGATGCGCTGGTCATGCAGAACTGGTGGCCGCAGCCCTACGGCTGCAGTGTCCGCAAGGGCTACAGGGAGTGGACGACCGGGTTGCCCGCAGAGGGCGCTACGCTGGCTTCGTGGGCGTCGGCGTCGGGCACCCAGAAGTTCTTCGTCTGGGCCGGCGCGAACGTCTACGACATTTCCACCAGCGGACCCGTGGGGGCCCCCCTCGTAACCGGGCTGACGAATTCGGTGTGGGATTGGGTGAACCTCGTCAACTCCGCTGGCTCTCACCTGATCGCATTGAACGGTCTGGACGATGGCATCATCTACAATTCCCTCGGGGGCAACCGCATCTCCGCCGGAGACGGCATCGTCGCAAACACCTGGGCAGGCGTCGACCCCAAGAATGCCGTTTCGCCCACGGTACACCAGCACCGACTCTGGGTTGTCGAAAAGAACACCGCAAACGGCTGGTATCTGCCCCCCGACGCCATCCAAGGCACCTTTGTCAAGTACGACTTCGGTCCGCTATTCTCCCGTGGAGGCTTTCTACAGTTCCTTGCTACGTGGACTCTGGACGATGGCTCGGGAGCCACGGACCACCTTATTGCTGTTTCATCCAGAGGTGAGGCTGTTGTCTACGAAGGTATCAACCCCAACGAGCCCGAGAACTGGAAGCTGACCGGCGTCTACTTCATCGGCGCTCCCGTGGCCGGGCGTCGCCAGCACACCAAGGCCGGCGGCGACCAGTACATCCTGACCCAGCAGGGCATCGTCTCCATGTCGGCCATGCTGGGCTCGACCAAGGTGACGGACCGGGCCAAGGCCGTCGCCACCGACAAGATTCAGTTCCTGATCAGCGAACTCACCAGCCTGTACTCCCCGTTGTTCGGCTGGGACCTGAAGTATTTCGCCAAGGACAACCTGCTGATCCTGAACGTCCCCTCGGTTACCGAGGGGGGCAACATCCAGATCGCGGCCAACCAGATCACGACGGCATGGACGGAGTTCCGCGACATGGACGCCGCCTGCTGGGGCACCTACGGCTCGACCCCGTTCTTCACCGACTTCACCGGCAAGGTCTATCAGGCTTGGACGGGCAACAAGGACGCGGTCAAGCTGGACGGAACCGGCGGCACCGGCATCATCAGCAGTGTCCAGCAGGCATACAGCTACGCCGGCAAGGGCGCGGTGCAAAAGCAGGTTGGCATGTACCGGCCGGTGTTCATCATCACCAACCCTATCACCGTGAAGTCGACGATCCTGTACGACTTCGCCGTGCAGACCCTCGACACCCCGACGCCTGCCCCGGTAACGTTCGGGTCCCTGTGGGGCGTCGGGCGCTGGAACGTCTCCACGTGGGGCGGCGGCGATGCGGTGCAGCGGCAGTGGATTCAGGCCGAGGGCATGGGGGTGGCGGCGTCGATCAGGATGGTGCTCCAGACGGAAACCGAGGTCCTGTGGGTCTCCACCGACTACAGCTTCAAGATTGGCGTGGGGTTGTTTTGATAGTCACCCACGATCAACCCACCCTCGAACGCTTCCTGCGGGCAGTGGAGCCCGAGGCGTCGTACCTGCGGTGCATCGGCAACGTGCTCAACGGCAAGCTGGTGGGCGTCGTCGGCTACGACAACTACAATGGCGCGTCGATCATGGCGCACACGCACGGCGAGGGGAACTGGCTGACGAGGGAGTTCCTCCGGGTCATGTTCCATTACCCCTTCGTCGTCTGCGGAGTCAATGTGATTATCGGACTGGTCCCTTCAGGCAACGCAAGGGCTATCAAGTTCAATAAGCATCTTGGGTTCACCACCCAGTTGAAAATTCCCGGTGCCCACCCGGATGGGTCGCTAGTCGTGATGACGATGACCCGGCGGGAGTGCCGTTACCTGCACGAGGAACGCCATGGGACTCTCTCCGAAAGCGCCGCCTACGCCTGACTACACGGCGCTGGCTGAAAAGACCGCGCAGGCCCAGCGCGACGCCGCTGGCGGGCAGACCCTTGCCAACCGGCCCAGCCAGACCGACATCTACGGCAACACCTCCACGTGGACGCAGAACCCGGACGGGTCGTGGGCGCAGAAGCAGTCGATGTCCGGGGCGAATCAGGGAATCTACGATGCCACCCAGAAAATCCGGGGAGAGTTGACCGGGCAGGTTGGCAACGCGATGAACAACCCCTACAGCACCGAGGGGTTGCCGACGCCGCAGGGCTACGACATGTCGGCGCTGCAGGGCGTCGACGTCAACAACCTCGGCGGCGGCCAGTTCAACATGGACCCGATGGGCAACTCCAAGGCCATTCAGGACGCCACCATGGGCCTGCTGCAGCCGCAGCGAGACCGGGCGCGCGACGTCGAAATCCAGCGCATGAAGTCCATGGGCCTGTCGGAGGACAGCGCCGCGTTTCAGCGCGGGCTGCAGACGCTGGGGCAGGGCGACACCGACGCCCAACTCAAGGCGTTGCTTGCCGGGCAGGCGGAGTATGGCAACCAGTACAACCGCGCTCTGCAGGGCAACCAGAGCAACTTCGGCCAGAACGCGGACAGCCAGCGCCTTGCCATGGCCCTGCGCGGGCAACAGTTCGGCGAGCAGGGCCAGCAGTCGGCGCTCGACATGGAGCTTCGCAAGAGTGGCCTGAACGAGCAACAGTTCATGCGGCAGCAGCCGCTGAACGACCTGCAGAAGCTGATCCAGACCCAGCAGGGCTTTGCCCCGGCCTTCGGCTCCGTGGGCAGCGCTGCGGGCATGACCGGTGCCAACTACACCGACGCGGCGAAGTCCACCTATCAGGAGCAACTCGCCAACATGAACGCCGACGCGGCCTACAGGCAGCAGATACTGGGCGCGGCGGGCCAGATCGGCGCGGGCTTCTTTGGGAGCCAGACCGGCCAGAACATGACCAGCGATGCATGGAACGCCGCGAAGAACTGGTGGAACACGCCTAGCTCCAGCCCCTACGTGGAGAACACGACGGCATTCTCGTATCCGTCGGGAGCCTATTGATGGACGACCTCGCCTACGACTTCGATGCCCAGCAGGCAACGCTGGCACAGCAGAAGGCGCTTGCCGATCGTTTGCGCAAGACCGCCGACGTCTCCGCTGCGCAGCCCGCAGCGGGCCAGATGGTGTCCGGCCGGTTCGTCGGCAACCCCTTCGGGGCAATCGTGCCCATGGTGCAGGGCTATCAGGCAGGCGCGGCGGAGGGGCAACTCGCCAAGGGGCAGGCCGCGTACTCGCAGGGCTTGACCAAGGCCAAGCAGTCGTGGCTGGACGACATCCAGAACGCAGGCCCGATGGACGAGGACACCATCCTGAAGAAGTCGGTGCAGGGGTCCATGATTCCCGGCTTCGAGAAGACCGTTGGTGCGTATACCACCGGGGCACTGAAGGTGCGCGAGCGTGAGGACAAGCAGAGGGCTGATTGGGACAAACTGGTCGAGAACCAGCGTGGGTTGACTGAGCGGGCAGCGGAGAAGCTCGAATACCAGCGCGACCAGTTGAAGCAGCAGGCACTGCACTGGGAGCGCGCCGACGCCAACACCGCTGCTGGCACGGAGATGAAGAAGATCATTGCCGACGCAAGCAACTCCGTGAAGATTCAGTTGAAGGAGATGGACGCCAAGATCGAACAGGCCAAGCTCGAAGGCAAGCCTCTGGGGTCCAAGGAGAAGACGGCCCTGCTGGATGCTAAGAAGAGCGTCGACACCAACGACCGGTTGCTTTCGGAGTTCAAGGACGAATACGCCGGGCCTGAGGGCCTGATCATGAACCAGTACGGGAAGTGGATTCCCGGGGCGAGCACCGGGGCTCGCAACTACTGGCGGCAATACAAGGCGGAATACGAGAACATGATCCGCCACGACTTCTTCGGCGCGTCGCTGACCGCTGGTGAGAAGCAGGAGTGGATCGACTCGGACATCTCCTCGTGGAACGCGTCGACGGACGTCAAAGCCGTCCTCAAGCGCCGTGCGGAGTTGTCCCGGAAGGTCATGAACGACATCGCCAATGTCAACGGCCCGGCTGGACTGAAGGCGGCGTCGGCCTTGGGATTCACCCCGACGCCGCCTACCCCGGTTCCGTCGGTCCCCCCGACTGCGGGGAGCGTTGCCCCTGCGGCACCTGTTGCCCCTGCGGCACCCGCCAAGCCCTCCGCGTTGCCCCAAACGAAAGCGGCACTTTCCCCGCCGGGCACCCCTGCGAAGCAGTCGGCCACGCCTGTTGCCAACGTGCCTGTCACGCAGGGGCAACCGACACCCAAGGGGGCACCTCGCCCGTTTGACCCGTCCAAGGACAAGACTGCCGTGAACGCTGGCCAGAACTACGTCAATATTGACGGTAAGTGGTACAAGCTATGACTGCTGTCACCGACCCTGACCTGATCAGAAAACTCGACGCTGGCGGGGAAGTCACTGACCCTGCGCTCATCGCCCAGTTGAATGCCTCGGCGGGCATCACCCCGTCCCCCACCGGTCCGGCGGCCATTCCAGGCTCCGGTACGGCCCCGGCCGCCGTGGAGCGTGACCCGTTCTGGACGAAGCAGTTGCCCAAGGGGATTCAGGCGTCCCTCCAGAACACGGCTGGTGGCCTGTACGACACGGCCGGTTTCCTGCTGGGCCCGGCGGCCAAGCCGTTCAAGATGCTCAACGAGTACGCCACCTCCAAGGGCTATCCGATTGCCCCCACGGAGCAACAACTCGCGTCGGGCAAGGCGTACACCAAGGAGTACCCGCTCGCCAAGGGTGTCGAGACGGCTACAGACATCGGCACCAGCATCATTCCCGTGGTGGGCGCGGAGGCGGCGGGGGCGAAGGTTCTCACGCAGGCAGCACCCCTGATCAACAAGGTGGGGTCCGTCGCTCCCGGCACTGCCAACTTCCTGCAGGCGGCGACGAAGGCCGCGCCGACCCTCGCGGCCAACACGGGCTGGGCCGCAGCCACCGCGCCGTCCGGCCAGAAGGCCGACGCCGCCGAGGGTGCCCTGTACGGCACCGTGTATGGTAACGCCGCAGCCAAGAGTGCCGGGTTTCTGGCGAACAAGGGCAAGCAGGCGTACAACTACCTCGCCGACGAGATGGGAACCTCGGTGGGTAGCGTCGGGCAACGGGCGGGTACGCGCATCGTGGAGAAGATCGGCGACCGTGAGGCTGACCGGGTCGTTGCCGCGCTGCGCGACCCCAAGGCCAACAGCCTGCCCATGACCACCGCAGGCACCGCCGAGAGCATGCCGCTGGCGCAGATCGAAGCCACCATGCCCAAGGCCCCGGCGCTGCAGGATAAGTACGGCTCCATCCAGCGGGAGACTTGGGAACGGCTGGCCGACATCACCAAGCGGGGCAAGGAGGCAGAGAGCCTCGGCAAGGATGCCTCCGACATCTTTGCGGAGGGGCAGGCCCTGATGAACAAGGTCCCCCTCAGCCAAGCCAACCGCAAGCTGATGAAGACCGAGTTGGAGGCTATTGAGGCAACGGCCC